GCCATGTACCTTTGTTTGCAGTAGATCAGGTTACTGATAGACGGTGCGATGACCGTGTTGTCCTGCTCTTGCAAATAAGATATCGCCACACCAGATGTGACACCTGCAGGAGTAGAGCCGTGGCTGACTTCCTGCTGACCAGATATGAAGTAGAATTCCTCTTGCAACTGCTCAAGGTTCTTGTAGACATCACTTCCCATGGATGGAGGATTATCTCTCTGCGGAGGAGGGAATCCGTTGTTGTAGGTAATGATTCCACCTGCGTAGTTCGGGATATCGTCTACATCATCCACAGAGCCTTCAGCGATTAACCACATCGGGTTACTCATCAGGTCTTTGTTGTCGATGATCTGCGACCTTGCCCTGTTGTACTCCCTCTGTAAAGGTATCAAGGTTTCGATGATACTCTGTCCTTGTAGCCTTCCAGGTACTTCAATATGATAGAACGGGAAGAACGGAAGCTGACGATCGGTATCATCCTCTTCTCCAAATCCGATATCATTTACCGAATAGAGAAGTTCGCCACCTGCTACTGCCCATCTGCGACCTTTTGGATGCTCCTTGCAAGGCATCTCCCAACACTCATACACCGTGACCTTGTCATTCTTGGTTCTGGTGATGGTCTGACCGTACTTGGCATATAAGGAGTCTAGTTGTCTACTTACTCCGTCATTGAATTCCACATTGCCATCAGAGGCTACATCCTTGCCATACTTGTCCTTCACATATTTAGTGGTTCGTACTTTAGGCTTGATTGCCCATTGTACTTCATCCCACTCTTTGGCATCGGGATCAAATATGATATCGAATGGTGATAAGACCTCATAACCTTCTTCGCCTAGCGTGATGGTTTCTCCTTCAGGAGTAGTTACTGTTTCGCCTTTTGACGGATCCCAGTATGGATGTACTACACCGATCTCTGTGGTTAATCCCCACATTACTACCTTCTTGTCCACTGTGTGGTGTAGGTTGTGTTTGTACTCCAGATACTCAAGGACCTTGTCCCCCACTTTAGCTGCCCGTATATCGTCCTCTTCATTGGAAGCAGGAATACAAGCCATGATCGGTTTATTCTTGATGATCTTGGCCAATTCTGTTCGGACTATCTTCTGTATCCTATTGGCTACAAAGTGGGTTCTGCCGTCATTTGATGCCTCATAGACCTTCTTATTGACCGCATCCCAATGTATCCATTGTTTCCCCAGGTAGTAAGCCAGATTGATATAGTTCTGTGCGTTATTAATCTGGTTTTTTCCTTGTTCTACCCTTTCCTCCATCAGCTTTATCAGGTCCTTCTGTTCCTGGGTTTCCTTCGCCTTCGATTGCATCTTCTCTAACAGGCTCAACTACTTCACCTCCATCCTCGCCAGTAGGCTCTGCCGACACAAGCTCATCGGTAGGACCGACAGCATCCTTCTTCTTCCCCTTCTTCTCGGTTACAGTAATCTCATAACCTTCAACTTCAATCTCCGTGACTTCCACGGGCAGGTAGGGTATTCCGAGCTTGTGAGATAATTCCTGGATCGCCTTCCTTTCATTCTCGGCTACGATATAGCCCTTGGCAGTACCGCATCCACCATGGTACAACTTCATCATCTCTTCTTCCTCCTTTTAAACTAATTCGGGTTTCGGCTTCTTCTCCTCTGTGGGAGATGGAGTCTTCTCTTTGTTAAGTGCTTTGAATGTTTGGTACTCGACATTGGGGTACTGGATCCTGTCGATCAATTCGGTTCTTTCCTTCCTCCAGGTATTCCGTTCGTCTTCAAAGTTTCGGTACATTCCTCTGAACACCGTGGCATAGTAGTCATGGACCGCCCTCTTCTCTTCTTGGTACCGTTTACCGTCACGGTCTCTGCTAAATGCATCCGCAATGATCAAAGTGAAAGTAACCACTGCCAGTAGGATGTATAGGGTATAAATGCTCATTTCTTCCTCCTTCTTCAAAGGTATTAAGATATCACCTATATTAAAAAAACCCGTCTAAACGCAATTTAGAGCCTCACTTTTTCAGGCTTTTCATTGAAATTTAAACAAGTTTCTTGCTTTGGGACTTTCTCTTCTTCACTACCCTCTCAAGGTTCTTGTCGTGGGCAGTCTTCTTCTCTTCAAGCTGTTTCGCAGGAGTGGTCCACATGATGCACCAGTATCTTAAGGCATCTGTGATGTGTGTCAGCTCATGCGGTTCCTTTGCCACATCATTAGGATCCTTTTCGTCATGCTGTACTGCAGGTAGNCANCNNATNAGGTTNGTGCAGTTCTTGAANATTTTAAGATTGGAAGTCTTGTATGTCTCTCCCGTCTGCTCATGCCTGGTTTCGTATACCTTCAGCCATTCCTTCACCGAACCCCACCCTGCTATTCTGTTGTTGTCCGATACAGCAAAGTTGACTCCGTTCTGGGAGAAGATATCAAAGGCACTCTTTCCCGTGTCCTTCTGGCGATTCTGAAGGTCTGGAGGAGCATATCGTATCTTCAGTCTATCGCCACCATTAACTTCCAGGAATCTCTTGGAAGCCTCTGATATGATCAGACCCGATTCATACACCTCTTTGTAGACATATGCCCTGCCCTGCTCATCCCTGGCTATCCATAACCCTGCGAACATATCCAGACCGTAGTCACATACGAAGTATCTGTGCCAATGGTCGGGGATCGGGAACGGATCGCATACATGGATGTCTCTTCTGAATTCATCGAAGAAGGAGCCTCCAGGCATACCGTACTCGCCAAGACCGACTACCTTGTATCTCTCTGGATCAGTAGTCTGTAATTCCTCTATGAGCAAATGATCCGCTTCAGATAAGAATTCATTTATGTGGTGGGTAGTAGTAAACGTTTCCGCATTAGGATCAGTACCATCCCAAAACCTCGTCTTGGTCCAATGGCTGTTCACCCATGGGTTATATGTAAGAGTGATCTGTTTGAAGTATCCTTCTGGCAGTTCGCCTCGGATGGATTCATCCAGGGTTCTGAATTCTTGCTCATCCTCAATCTCAAATGCCTCCTCTATCCAGACCCAACACAGATGCCCGTGGGTTACTGTTATAGATGTCAGCTTCAACGGATCATCAAAGCCTCGGAAGAGTATCTTCTGTCCAGTAGGAAGGTATTCAGCTTCTAATGGCGATTCCTTGAACTTCCACAGATGGTTTACTCCAAGTTTGTATGTTGCCCACTTGAGCAAGGCGAAGGTTGAGTCTTTGTGTGTGTTGAAAGTGTTTCTGACTACCAGGAGATTCGCAAGAGGATACTTCATCAAATGAAAAATGTACCAATATGCCGTAGTGACAGACTTCTTTGAGCCTCGACCACCTTTAAGCACTCGGTACATTGCTTTACTATTCCAAAAGTCTTTATATCCCTTGCCTATAAGATCGTTGAGCTTAACTCTTACGATCTCACTCATAGACATCCACTCCTTCAAACATTACTACCTTGCCAGACATTTCAACATCCTTCTTATCTCGCCACTCATTCGGCTTTCTGTTCTTCAGCCAGAAGATCTGTGCAGTTACATCTGGAGCAACTTCCTTTGTGACTCTTTTGGTCTCCATCATCACTGGCTCACCGTCAATGACTCTGACTTCGCTTGTCACTTCTTCGTAAGTATATCCCGTTGCCCTTTTGAATAGGCATCCCTCTACCTCAAGGTCTGCAACTTCTTTATTCCTTTTTAGGGACTCTTCGAAGTCCGAATGTTCTCTCTTGTATCTGTAGAACGTGTCCTTTCCGATCCCCAGGTTATGTGCTATCTGTTCATCGGTCAAGCCGTTCCTTGCCCACCCCTCTACGAGTGGAAGCTTTTCTTTTATTTCATCCCATCTACTCTTTGCCATTCTTCCACCCCCTTTCGTTTAACTGTTTATACTTGCCCATCTCTTTCCCGAATTCACCATACTTATAAGGGATATGGATACTCCGTAGTCTCTTGCAACTTGGGTTATCGTTTTCCCCATGGCTATACCCTTCTTTATCTCTCGGACATCTTTCTCTTTTAATTTCGACAATTTGTTGTTCTCGCCAGAATTATCTAACAGCCCAGTTCTCATTGCGTGTCTTATATTTTCCTTGCTGTTGCACCACTCCAAGTTCTCCACCTTATTGTTGTATTTATCACCATCTATATGATTCACTTGTTTTCTGCTTTCATCTTTTGGTATAAATGCTTCCGCTACCAACCTATGCACATACTTGTCCACATATTTTCCGTTAAGCATGAACGTGACTCGCCCATACCCACCAGAATGCCTTCTGTATTTCAGAATTCTTCCAGAGTCCTTATTCATCACGTTACCCTGGTCGCTTACCAAATAGTTTTCGAACCCTTCAATCTCTTTCCATACTTCCTTCATATCCAACCTCGCTCTCTTAACCTCATAAAAAAAACAAAGGGAAGCGGAGGTTATCGCTTATCGGCAGGTTAATTACTCCTGCCTATCCCTTTGTGATTTAACCATTAGTTAAAGTGCAGTACCACCTTTGCAAGTCCTGGACCTGTCCTGCTCTCAAGCAGATGTCCCACTTCATAGAAGTGCTTATCTGATGCGAACGGACTTGTAGGGACTGCCTCTGCTAATGCCTTACCTGGTTCATATGTAGCTTCCCCAGTGATAAAACCTCTTACAAGGTATCCCCTTGTCGTACTGTCTACGAACATTACATCAGCGATACCGCTTATCACCACCCAGGCTTCCTGCCCATCGGCTATTCCGCTTTCGTAGAACACCCCTATAGGATCAGGCACGTTTATGGTAATCAGTTGGACTCCCATATCGGCTGATCTCGATGTGGTTACCACCATGCCCTTTACTGTATCGGC